AGGGATTTGAACAGAGTTATAAATCTTCTGTTCGGCCTGCTCTGTGAACATGGCGAGCTGATCCGCTGTGAACGTATTCTCACAGATGTCTTGGATGTTCGTACACAGCGTCGCGTAATCCATGTTTACCTCAAGCCATAGGACCGCGAGCAGTTACGCCTTTAGTCGCAGCGCCATTGCCCCGAGTCTTGATGCCAGACGTTTTGGCTTCAGTATTAGCCGTCAACGATACGCCGTCCATAGGAGTCCAATTTTTCTTGAACTCTGTTTTAACCAGCTTGCCCGCTGGCTCCATCTTTACTTTTTTGCCTTGCATGGTATGTGGCTCCGCATAGGTTGAGGCTGGCCCAACTTCTTTTCCCATCAGCTTATGGCTGTATTGGGGCATATCAAGCACCTTTTTTGTAGGTGAAAGCCGACTTCTTCTGGTTTGCGACTTTGGCCAGCCCACGTCCGAGCTGCTTCATTTGCAGATTTGTTTTGCCGCCTTTGGCAAAACCTTTAGCGCCGTGCATTTTCTTTTCGTGCGCTTTGACTTCGGTCTTGGCGACTTGCTTCATTGCAGACTTATCCATGTTTAACCTCTCACGTTATCGTTACAGTGCCGATAATTCCTATGGCAACCAAATCATTCGGGGTTTCATTTGCTGTGAAATCTCGGGCACCCCCGACCGGATTCCAGCCCCACTGAATATCCCTCGACCCCGTAGCAACAGACGTTGCGATCAATGACAAATCAGGTCTAGGACGACGCAAAGCTTGAGGATCATCTACAGGATACATGCCTTGCATGTTCTGCGGGTGGTCAGGACTCCAGCACGCCGTGCATGCCAACATGTTCGTCTTTTTAGTCCGAACAATCAGCTCTTTTAGCTTCGGCAAGGGGTACCGGAACGCGCAGATGTCACAGAACCCGAACGCCCGTTTGCCTGCTGCAAACCGGTTGCCCATGATTACCTCGACCTGAACATTCGTGGCACAAATCGAACCGAGGCTTTTTCCCGGTCTTCGCCTGCGGCAAGATCAAACTGTTCGTCGTATGTTGCCTTAAGCATTTGGATTCGGTCAGCCAGCGCGGGCTCTTTCATGGCAATGTAGTACGCCAGTCCTGCGACCAAACAGGGTAGAAAACGGAACTGAATGTCAGACGTTTCCACGCCATTGCCGGCATCTTGAATACGCCGCATACGCCAGTACACTAGCGTGTAGGTTTGCGTGGCATCAGGCACAGGCCAGACTGTGACTTGGGGTGCATCCCGCAACCGCTGAACATAGAGCTGAATCGGACGCCCAGTGTTGTTCTTGTTGGGGATAGTTGCGTAGGTTGAGATGCTGATACGCGAGATTGCCAGATCAGCTTGCGTCGTGCCGCTGCCGGTGCGAATGACATGATCGAGAAGGTCGATAGTGTCTGCGGGAAGGGTATATGTGGCGGTGCCCGGTGTGAGCACCTGAACGTTCTGTTCAAACGTCCACATGTTAAGTCCACGGTTCTGCCACTCAATCGTAAGCAGGTTCATGGAGCGCCGCGCTGTGCGCAGGTCATAACCCGAACGCATTTCACGACCGGCACGCTCCCACGCCTCTTCCGCGATCTCTGCGAAGTCCATATTAAACGCGGTTGTGCCGGATGTGGTCATGCTTACCTCTTTGCCGTTTTAGCCGAAGCCTTGAATGCCGCCGCTGTCGGTGCGCCGGGAGCCCCCGGCTTACGCATCTTCTCGCCGGAACCTTTGGCGATTCGCTGCCGTTTGGCGTTGATGTTCTCGTACAGCCCGCCTTCGGCGTACACATCCACGTCCTGCGGGCGGTCTTTACGCTTGACCACCCGCTTCGGTTTGGGTTGTTTGGCAGGGTTAATTGCCCCCATTCCGCGACTAGGACGCATTAGCAAACCCTACCCTTGGTCTTGCCCTTGCTAGCAATGCCATCAGCTCGCTTGGAAGCGGAACCCACAGAGCCGCCTTTGGCATAGGCTTTAGATTTCGCCGCCCGCATAGGCCGTTTAGCCGGAGCGCCTTCATCAGGCGACGGAGGCATACCCATCTCTGCGGTGTAAACGTCCGGCATCGGACGACGTACGGGCTTTTTCGTTTCAGGCTTTTTAGCAGGAGCGCCTTCGTCCGGGGACGGGGGCATACCCATATCTGCGGTGTAAACGTCACGAGCCATGATTGATCCTTATTTGCACTTACCGCCAGCGGCCATCTTAATGACTTTGCCCTTGGTCTTACCCTTGGACTCAATGCCACCACCCTTGGCGTAGCACGCGCCGCCGCTCTTCATGCCTTTGGCTTCGGCCTTTTCGTGCTTGACCATCGCTTTAGGAGCGCCTTTAGCCTTCATGAACGCCATTTCTTTCTTAACCATCGCTTTAGATTCTTTAGCCATGTCGCCACCCTCTTTGAATTGACGGCCTTTGTCAGCCGCAGAGAAATCTTTACCTACTGATACAGGAACGCCGACCTTCTTGGCAAACTTGGGGCTATGCGCGACAGCGCGCATGAAGTCCGCCTGCTTCTTGGAACTACTCGGCATCGCCGCTTCCCTTTTTGCCAAACCAGCCTTGAACAGTATCCGTCTCGTAGATGCGAATTACTGTCCACACGATTGTGAATACCGCTGCGATGGAAGGCAACATGTCTGCCAGTGTCCCAACGACCGTAACGATTGATAAGGCATCCACGGCATGCTTTACAGTCTCGCTTGTAGCTTCGCTCATTTACAGCCCCACCGTTTAAGACTAGCAGCCTTGCGTGTTGGCCGCCCTTTCTCATCTTTCATCGGGCCGGGCATCCCGCTCATGCGAGCGCAAAATGACTTCTTACGCCCTGCATCAGCTTTGGTCTTGGGGCTAGGCGCAGGCGCTTTCAGATTTGACCCTGTAGCCGCGTTGTACCGCGCACGCCCCTTGGCAGTAAGGCCCGCTCCCTGAGATACCGGGAGCTTTTCTCCTCGCCCTACCGCCAATGACACAGCCTTCTTAGCCATAAAACACCGTTACTTTTGCGGCGGTTGGCAACGTCACATAAATACCCGTTTCTGCCAAAATGCCTTCGCCCGGAATTAAATTGGCAAAGGGATTGTTGGTGTTGGCCGGTATGTTGAAACGCAGTAGTTCCGCTCCGCCATTGCCATCGGTAAAAATAATATCGCCAGCCGTTCCGCCTGAAAGACATTGATAGCCTTTTAGCCGAGTTCGGCCCGACACCATTGATCCGGTAGCTTCCACGTGCGCGGATTTTACGTCAGTCTGCATCCCCATGATGCGCTCCTAATTAAGCGCTAACAGGGTTAGCAGTGCCGTTAGGCGCACGCTGCGCGTAGTTCACGGTGACAATGAAACGACCCGAGCCCAGTGTAGCTGTGCCGGTGACGTTCCGAATCCACACGGTTGTATCGGCGGTGGTGGAGGTCTGCCATGCCAGCTGAGTAGCGGCTGTCGTGGTGCCTGTGAAACGACCGCCAGCGGTTGTGGCTACAGCAGCGGAGAGTTGTGCGCCACCGGAAGCATTGCCCACCGAAACCGTAGTTGTGCCTGTGGTCGAAGCAACCACTTGGTCAATCACGATGTTGATGATTTGCGCGCCTTGCGGCAGGATGATGCCCGAGTTGATGTCGAGCGTGCCGGTAGTAGTACCCGTCAGATCGCCAGAATCATAAGCTTGGGTAAGCACAACCAAGCCAGTGTTGCGGCCAGCGCCTTCGCGCACAGTGCCCGAGCGTACGGGACCGGAGAAAGTAGAAAAGCTCATATTGTCCTCACATGCGAGTTCGGTATGGGCGTTTGCATGTCATCGTCCGGGGACGTCGCGCATACCGGGGTAAGCCCCGGAATACATACGTTTTAGCACGTAGGTAGTGGGGGGTCAAGGGCGTTTGGAAACGCCAACGCTGCGGAGTCATCCGGCAACAAGTTTGACTTGCGCAAGTTCTCTGCGCGAGTAATAACTCGCAGGTTCCACGGCACATGCAGCCCGCACACGGTGTCTGATCGCAAGGGGTAGATATGGTCAACTACGTACGCTTCCCCAGTCGTTTTGGTCATTGTGATAGCAATCTGATACAGCGCTCGCATTTCAGATTTTTGTTTGCGCGTGATCCACGGTGGAGTGGCTTGCCTGTGCTTGCGACGCCGCGCTTTAGTGTCTGCCCGAACCCAAACAAGATTTCGTTCTTTCCATGCTGTTTGATAGGCCCGTTTTTGATCTTTGGTTTGCAATTTTGCGCGGGCGATTACTTGCTCGCGATTTGCCAAATACCAATCATGTTTTTGCTCTTTTACTACGTCATTGCGGTTGTAGGCAGCAAAGTAATCTGCCCGAGTTACTGCCCCACGTTTCCACTCGTCTCGTAAACATTCAACACAGGCGCCTTTGGTTTTGCGGGGCGCGATGTGCCCGTGCTTGCACGGCTCGCCAGTAAAGTAGTACTTGGCCCCAGTTGCTTTCGCTTCAGCGCGAGTTTTTGGCAGGTCTTTTGTGTCCATATTCGCTCCTTTAGATTTAGTTACAGGTAATCCTAATTAACTGTACCAAAGTCTTTGTGAGAAAACAAGCTGGACAACAAAAAAGGGGCCGAAGCCCCTTTTTTGCTACAAATCAACTACTTATCAGCTCGCGCCGGGCGAACCAAACACACCCAGAGGATCGCTGACCCCAAAGGAATAGCGTTCGCGGGCCTTGTAACGGGTGTTGCCCGTTTCGAAGTCTCCATCCATTCCGGTCTGCATCGGAGTACGGACGAAATGCTTCATGCCGTTAGGCACGTCGGTCAGCAGGAACCAGCCGTTGATGTCGGTCAAGAAGTGATTGACCGCGTAACCTTCGGGGATCGAGCCGTTGTTCTTCAGCGCGTTGATGTCGTTGTCAGTGGTGCCGACACGCAGCTCTGTTTCGAGCAGGCGAGTTGCAACGAACATCAGTGCGGGCGGAACAACCAACTTACGGGGCTTGGCAGCGATCAGCAGGCCACGCTCGTCTGTCCAAGCAGCGATCTGAATGACAGCGGCTTCAAGCGAAGTCTCATTCAAGTCAGCGCCAGTAGACGGGCGGTTGCTGTTTGTTGCGCCATTGACCAGCGGGTGGTCTGTAGCGAACAGAGTCTTGCCGTCGCCGTAGGTCGGGCCACCAGCAAAGCCGTTGTTCAGAATCGAAGCGGCTTTGACTTGCTTGGTGTAGGCCATACCACGGGCCAGCGCCTTGGTATAACGAGCAGACAGGCTGTCGTACAAGTTATCTTCAATCGCTTCTTCAGTGATCGAGAAACCAAGGGCGATGGTTTCGTGTGTGTAGCGCGCCGTCCAAGCTTCTTGGGCGTTGTCGTACACAATTGCGGAACCTTCGTTTTTGACCGGCGCTTGACCGAAACCAGACAGCTTGGTTTCTTCTTCAAACGAACGCTCGGAAGTCTCGATTTCGTAGATTTCCTTGTGCTCTTCGCCGTAGCGCTTGTACTCCAGACCGAACAACGCATTCAGGCCCGGGAGAAGTTCTTTGAGTAGCTGTGAACGTGAAATAGCCATGCTTCAGTCTCCTTAGACGCCGAGCGAGTTGTAGTAAGAGTGCACGCCCTGATTGAACTTGACCACAAACTCGGGGTACAAATCAGATTCAGTGCCGCGCACAACATCAACAACGCGCATTGCGGTAGCAGCAGTAGTCACCAGACCGGCACCGTTGGAGCCGACAATCAGGTTGACGCCGGAATTGCCTGTACGGGTGTTGCCCGCAGTGACAAAACCAAGGGCGGCATTCTTGCCGATAGCGCCAGACCAGCCGGAGCCGTTTGTGCCGCTGTTGAACGTACCCAGAGCGGCTGTGCCTTGAATCTGGAACAGTGCATCAGGATCATCAACCACGCGAACAAAAATGTCAGTGTAGCCAGCAGTGACCGCGTTGGCGGGCAGGTACTGGGCAAACTGTTGCTGGTTCAGATTGGGGGTAACGTAGCGAACGCCAACGCACACACCAACGATACCGGCAGTTGCGTCAGCAGACGTAGCCGGAATCTTGATACCAACTGGAGTTGTAGTGATGGAAGCCGGTTCGCCAGTGCTAGCAAGAGCGATCACATCGCCAGCGAAGATCGCGGCGGCTGTGTTAACCGAGAATTTGTATTCGCGGAATTGACCCGCGAAGACCTGACCGCCGACCAACTGGATCGGACGCAGGCCATAAGGAGAAAGCGTAGACGCCATGTGTAGCTCCTATTAGGTTCCGTTACCGAAAGTGACCTTGGATTTTTTCTCTGCGAACAGAGGCATCCGAGGATCATTCTCGCGCATAAAAGTGTTATCAACTGCGTGCATCTGATTTTCCGCTTGCGTGCGATAGTACGCATCACGGTCTTCAGCCATCTCAGTGGGGATTTTGCAGAGCATCAAACCACCAATCACGATATTGTCGCGGTGCTTATCATTTTCGATAGCAGCCAGCTGAATCTCGGGGTGAGCCGACGCCTTAACCGGTTCCCAACCTTCACGAAGTTTTGCGGAAACATTCATGGGATCAGCTTGGTTCATCGTGGACATACGTACCCAGCGAAATACATAGCCCTGTTCAGGGGTAGGATCAGGCAGCAAGGAAGCGGGTGCCCAGCGGCGCTTACGAATTGCCGCATCACGTGAAGTTCTGTTCTCAGCCATTTTGTTTCCTCATGTCTTCAGCAACCTGTCGAGCGTACTGCTCCAAAGTTAGACCAAGCCGTTTGGCAATAGCCTGTTGCGATGTTGTCAGTACGATTTTTCGGGGTGCGGCAGTGCGGGTCGCAGGAGCCACTACCGGTTTACGGCGTGGTTTCTCGTCTGGTTCAGATTCCTCGAACTGATCGGGGAACACTTGGCGCATACGACGGTTGATAGCGTCGTAGTATTCGTCGGATTGAAGGTCGACACCTTGCTTGTACAGCTTGTTGTGCAGCCCCAACGCAAAACTCGTCATCTCATCGTCAGACCCGAACCACGGATTATCTTGTGCCCATGCAGCGACTCGGGAATCTAACGGAGCTTGCGGCTGTGCCGGAGCGTTATTTTTAATTTCTACAGGAGATTCTTCCTCTTGTAAAGTCGGCAGCCTAAAGTTAGCCACTCGATCCGCTTTCAGCTTGGCGGATGTCATGTTTTCTTGGGCTGTTGTTACCTTATCTGGGTCGCCTTCTTCGTAGGCCGCACGAAACTGAGCCTTGGCTTGGGCCAATTCAACATCAGCGGAGCGTTTAGCTTGTTCGAGGAGTGCTTCCTGATTCTGATTAACGGTACTTTTGAGCTTTTTATTCTCTTCAATGATCGACTGCGCCAGCTTCAGTGCTTCCTCGCGCTCACGCAAGGCGGATTCTTTCGCCCGACGCTCGTCGTGATAGCCCCGCGTGAAGTGCTGAATACGCTTCTTGACCTTGTCCGAATAGCCTTCCAGCTCATCCTCAGTCACGTCTGTCGGCGGCTCAGCAGGCTTGCGCCCGCGATCTTTCGCCGGCGTATCGTCGACTACCTCAACTTCGAACTCATTGTCGTCGGCTTCAGCGGCGGGGGCTTTAGCCTTGGCCTCTTCCTTGTCGGGATCGGGAAACTCAAATTCAAACTTTTCCATATACCCTCCTTAAGGGCGGCTAATGCCACGGGGATCAGCAACAACAGCCTCGATGCTGTCGTCAGACATGAGGCGATACTCCACCCCTCGGAAGGTAAACCGCGTGCCGCTGTTGCTGCGGAACATCACGTACTCACCGGCGGAACACCACGGCCCATGCGGGAACCGCTCAGGGTCTTTGTATGCCTGCGAGCCCATGTCCAGCACCAGCCCGATGGTCGACAGCACCTTCTCGTAGTGCACAGTCTTGGCATCTTTAACAATGCCCGATTCATACGTCTCGTCGACCACAGGCAGGGCGATCAGCAGCATGTAACCGACGGGTTTCGGCAGTTGCTTCTCGATCTCTTCTTCAGTGAATACGGGCTCAGTCATCATCTCGTTCCAAGTAGTTCTGCTCAAGGTCTGTAATCGCTGCTACTGCGTGGGTCAGCCCTCGGACGACCCCACACAGCTCTTTATACGTTGCGTAATCCCCCGCCTTGCCTTCAGCGAGGTGATTACTTATCCGCACACTCTCCCCCTCCAGATTGCTCCGGAGGGCTTCAAACACTGTCTTCGCCAATTATTTCTCCTTGGGTTTTCGTTGCTGCTGCACTACGGTCTTCATCAGGTCCATCTTCAAACGATCTGCATTCTGCTTGTCTTGTGCTTGGAGCTGCGCGCCACTCTTCTGCGCGTCGAGCAACAGGCGCTGTTCCTCAAGAGACAGGCGACGGTCAGCCTGCTTGGCATCAAGCGCGTCTTTCTGGGCCTTACGCTGGATGTCCTGCTGCTTGACCTGCAACTCTTGCTGCTGAATCTGCAACAGCGGGTCTTGGGCTTGCTGCTGAGCC